CGCTTACTTCTACGTCGGAATAATGAGAAACGGCAGCTATCATCTCTGACCGCTGCCGATGAAATTATAATTAAATAGTTTGAAATTAATTAAATACTATTAATTACATTTATAGTATTTGCTTTTTCAAATAAAATATTTATATTTGCAAAAATAAATATTTTATAAATGAATTGCAAGTATATAGTTATATTTTTAGCTATTTTAGTAGCATCTTGTACTACCACTAAATATATTGAAAAACCAGTAGAAGTAGAAAAGATTAAAACAGAGTATATTACTAAATATATCACAGATAGTATATATACTAAAGATAGTGTAGATAGATATATTATTAATGATACTATTTATATCTATAAGGAGAAGATTAGAACAAGATACATTAATAAACATGATACTATAAGTAAAGTTGATTCTATACCATATTACATTAAAACAACTGTAACAGAGGTTAAAGAAGTCAATAAAATTAAATGGTATCAAATGTTTTTAATGTTGTTAGGAGGAGTCTTTATTTGCTATATTATTTATAAGAATAAGAATATTTTAAAAAATATATTAACATGATTACAATAGAAAAATCTAAAAGTACTCCTAATAATAAGAATATTCTTTGGGTAGATACTTCTGTTAATCCCCCACTACTAAAGGTTTGTGTTAATGGTGATTGGACAATTATTGGTACTGAGAAGAATACAGAAGAACTTGAATCTATTAAAGAATCTCTTAAACTATTATCAGATGCTCAAAAGTATACAGCGGAACTTACTAAAATCCTGAAGAGTGGTAAGGAAGGGCAGATACTAATGAGCGATGGTAAGGGTTCTATTTATTGGGATTATTTGGAAACAGAAACTAAAGCAGAAGAATAATGAATGAAATTGCACTTACTGGCCTAGTTAGTGTGCTTACATCAACTATTAGTAGTGTAATTACTTGGGTTTTAGCCAGACGTAAATATAATGCTGAAGTTAATGGTACTCTTATTAAAAATTTAGAGGAAACTCTTGATTTCTATAAGAAATTGTCTGATGATAATAAGGCACGTTTGGATGAAACAATTAAAAGAAGTAACCAATTAGAGTTACAGGTAGCAAATCTCAAAGACCAATTAATTAATATGATGGGTTCAATATGTATGGACCTTACATGTAATCTTAGAAAAGGTAATATGAATTTATTTAAAGAAGCAAATGAAGTTAGTCTTAAAGAGAATAGCAAAAAAGAGTAATTATACTATTGGTAAGTTATATGTAGATGGTACATATTTTTGTGATACTCTTGAGGATACTGACAGAGGTTTGTCAGACTCTATGAAAATAACTGAAATTCAAAGTAAAAAAATTTATGGAGAAACAGCTATTCCTACAGGAGTATATGATATTACTTTGAATGTTTACAGTCCAAAGTTTGGTGCTAAATCCTTTTACAAAGAAGTATGTAATGGTTATTTGCCTAGACTACTTAATGTTAAGGGGTTTGATGGTATTCTTATACATAGCGGAAATAAACCAACAGATACATTAGGGTGTATTCTTGTTGGTGAAAACAAAGCTGTGGGTCAAGTTTTAAATAGTCAAACTACTTTTAAGAAGTTATATACAGTCCTAAAACAAGCGATTGATGATGGAGGTTCAATAACAATTAGAATTGAATAATTATGGCAAAGACAGGAAGACCAAAACCAATGTCTCCTAAAGCAGGAGTAAAGAAAAACAGATATAGTTGTGGAGGAAAACTTAAAAAGTAAATTCCTTTATAAAGTATTATTGCTGTTACTAAAATATATACCAATGGTAATAGCTTTAATATATATGATTAACACTATTACTGCATATATAGGTATTGATTTACCTATACTAAGTAATATAGCAGGTATGTCATTATTTACATGGATTTTCATGTATTTAGCTGCTATTGTATTCAAATTTTGTATATATCATAGAATGTTTCTTTATTATATATTAGTTACTGATATTATTAATATAATAGATTATTATTATAATATACCTATTAGTAACTTTAACTTATTAATGATTCATTCTTTTATTACAGGATTATGTTTGTTTTTAATACTATTTTTCTATGTTAAGCACTATAAAAAGAGAGTTACAAAGGATAATAGAGGATATAGACTCAGGTAATAGTTCTTTAACTGAAGAGGAAGAACTTGAATTACTTGAAGATATAAAGAGATTATCAAGAAAAGACGAAGGTATAAGTAAATATCAGGCATGTCAATATTTAAATGTTAGTAGAGCTACCTTTGATAATTATGTCAGAGAAGGTTTACTACCAAAAGGAAAACATGTAATAGGATTTAAGGAATTAAGGTATTATAGAAAAGACTTAGATAAATTTATTAAACACAGACAGACTCTTTAGCACCAAGTTGCAACTTGTCTATATATGCTATCCCTCTTAGTATTAACGTACTAAGGGGGATTTTTTTGTATCTATAGTAATGTTATGCAAATAAATTATTTCAACATACTTTTGTCTTAGTAAGCTTACTTATTAATGTTTAATATTTAAAATACTTTTATTATGGAAGTTGTTGAAAAAGAGGTAGTACATGAGGATGACTCTAAGAAATACGCTTCTAAAGGCGTGGCTGGAACAGGACTTGGATTAATACACTAGTTCAAGTAAAATCCCCTTAATTGCTGGAAACTCTTAAATTAAGACAATCAGCAGCTAAGTCTTGTGTTTCTTATACTGTTTTTATATATTTGTAGAAATAAAAAATTATTATGAAAGGAATAGTATATTTATACATTTCTCCAAATTGTAAATGTTATGTTGGACAAACTTTTAGTGAGAAAAATAGAAGAAAAACATTTCTCACAAATCCTCACTATGCAGGAGATAAAATAGATAGAGCTAGATTAAAGTATGGAACTATAAATTTTATTTATGAAGTATTGTTTGAATGTGATTTTAATTCTTATGAAGAAGGTTATCCTATATTAGATATAATAGAGTCATATTATATCAAGTATTATGATAGTTATGTTAATGGTTATAATATGACTGAAGGAGGGAGTAAGGATTTTAGAGGATATACACCTTCAGAAGAATTTAAAAGAAAGTGTGCAAAAAGAATGACTTTAAATAACTCATTTAAAGGAAGTAAACATACTCCAGAAGCTAAATTATTAATATCAGAAGCTAATACTAAATATCCTGTTATAATGATTAATAAAATAACAGGGGAAGAGGAAATGGAATTTAGAAATGCTTCAGAAGCTTGTGTATTTTTAGGATTACCTAACAAAGCAAGAAATGATATTTATAAAGTATGTAGAGGGTATGTAAACCCAAATAACGGCAGAAAGAATATTACAGCACATGGATATAAATGGAAATACAAGGAAAGTTCAACGACTAGTAAGTCCTCAAATAGTAATGAGGCATACACTCAAGTGAGTGGAAATGGGGGACTCTCTGAATAGAGATGAAGATATAGTCTAAACTATATGGTGACATATAGAAGTTCATAAGAGAACTGCATAGAATTAACGACTCTATGTGAATATATTGTGGGAATTGCTGGAACAGCCCTTGGTTTACTTGCATTAAGTGGTAGAAACAGTTTATTTGGAAGTAGTACATCTATGCCTGAGAATGTCAATATCCTTGCTTCTGGTTTAGGAAATAATGGTACTAATGCTCCTACAGCTTTTCAAGCTTGGGAACAAGGTTGTGATAATTACTTAAAAGCTACTACTCAATTCTATGAAGGATTACTTACAGAGCAAGAGCAAAGATTTAATGACAGACAGACTATAGATAGTCAAATGTTTAGTATCTGGAAATCTCAGGTAGATAGTGATTTTGGTTTATATCAGAGTCAAAGAAATGGTTTTGATGGTTTAAATAAGAAGTTTAATGAAAGCACATTTGCTTTATATAAGAGCCAAAGAGATAACTTTGATGCACTTTCTAACAGAATTTCTCAATTAGAGACTAAGCAAGCTGTAGCTGATGCTGTAGAACCATGGAGAGCTAAAGTACTTGACATGCAAATTAATTGTGTAAATAACAATGCTCAGGCTGGTATTGCTCTTGAAGCTGAAAGAAGATGTTGTGCTGACAGTAGAATAGTTAATTATGCTAATAGTACATTCTATCCTATTGCAGTAGCTAACTTTACTGCTGGAACAACTACTACTTTAAGGAATTTATTTAATCCTTTAGCAAGTGGTTGTAACTGTAATTGTGGTACTTCTGTACAGCCTAATATTTAAAATAAGGGGAAGAAATTCCCCTTTTAAATAACTCTTAAATATTAAAGTTATGTTACCAATGAATCAGATTATATTAGGCAACGCTGACCCTATGGCTACATCTATAGATAATATAGATATGCAAATAAGGCAGATGGAAGAATATAGAAACAGATTAAATCAGCTTCAAATGCAAAAACAGAATATATCTCAAAGATTAATTTGGGATGATATTGATGCTGAGGTTAATCCTTTAAGTGATGAGCAGAAGAATAAACTTATGTTAGATAAGGAATATTCTGATACATATAATGCTATTCAGATATTAGTTCAGAATGAAATACTTAATTTAGTTAAATCGAGAATAGAGAATACTGATAAAGGTAAGGAATTATTAAGTAAACAACTTAGTATTATAAAGAAATTAAAGACTAAAATTATTAATGATACTAATATTGAAATGGAAATGTTTAAAAAGTTTAAGGAATACAGTAAGAATAATCCTACTGTAACTTATGAAGAATTTATAAAGAAAGGAATATAACATGGAACTACAATTACTTAATAATAAGCTTAATGAATTTGTTTTAAATGAATTAGATAAAATAGCTAAATCCAATCCTTTAATAGGGTTTTCTAAACCATTAATAACTAGAGTTATTAATAATAACTTTAATAAAGTAAAAGGAATACTGAATTTATTATCAGACTCTCAAGGTAATATTGATATAGAAAATATATTACCCGAGATGATTAAATCACTTATGAATGTAGATACCTTTACTTATAATACTGATTTTATGGGTGACATTATTATAGGTAATGGTAAAATACAATTTACTATACCTGTAATACAAAAGACTTTAATATTAAATACAGGAGATATTGAAGATTTACGACAATTTTTAATTAAGAATTAATATGGAAGATACTTTAGTTATCAGGTTATTAAGAAGTAAAGGTATTATTACTGATAATGATATTAAAGAATTATCTGAAGATATTATGGAAACTGAGGTTATTGATTCTAAAAGTATGACAGAGGAAGAAGCTAAAGAATTAGTTTCTTGTATGTACCATATTGAAGGAAATAAGAAATATATTGGTGAAAAATATAGTTTACATAAAGCTAAGGAAGTTCATACAGAGTATAGTAATGTAATACCTTCAAATATAACTTGCTATGATATTTATGTAGCAATAAATGCTCAATATCATAATTATATTAAGTTATATAAACATTGGTTTGACAAAGATTTAGACCATAAAGTTATTGAATCTGCAATGTATTTTTGGTTTATGGATAGTGATTATAAACATCTTAATAAAGTACTGGACTATTTTACTAAGTAGCTATATAGGGTAAGATTATTCTTACCCTTTTGTTTTATAAGTAAATTTAGTTTTGAATTATACTTTAGACAATAGTAAATTAAACCTTTTGTTATTGAATATTACAAATTTTAACTTTGCATAGAAGTTAAAATAAATATAGTATGGAAGAAGGATTAAACATGGATAATATACTGGATACAGAGGACATTGAGAATCTGTTTACAGATGAAGGAATTGATTCATCCTCTAATAAAGAGGAAGGTTCTTCAGAGGAAGAATCTAAGAATAAAGATAATAAAGAAACTAAAACTACTGAGGTGGATGTCGATAATTTATTTGACGGTTCATCAGAGAGCGTAGGTAGTGAAGCTGAGAATAAAGACACCAAGGAAAAGGAAGGTACTGATACTACTGGTAGCAAGACTTCTCCTAATAAAAAAAGCTTCTACTCTTCCATTACTGATGCTCTGGTAGAAGAAGGTATCTTTCCTGACCTTGATGAAGAAACTATTTCTAAAGTTACAACACCTGAAG